GACTTAAGCGACACAGAAAAACTAAAGGCTAGCCTAGCGTCCCTAGAGCCTGACACGCCTGACGTTGTGCTAGACGCCGCTGCGAATCACTCTAGGAGAGTACACAGTGTAGACAACAGGGAGGGAGGCGCTACTGCAGTAATCCGTAGGCCTCTGTCTGGCGAGAAGCTCTCAGGAGAGGCCACAGGAGTCGCTACAACAGCGTCTTCTGTGTCTAGGTCCCTAACTAGTAGCAAGTCTCTAGAAGCCGCACAGAGGGCTCTACCAGACGCTGAAGGCATAGATTTCTACAGGCAGTATTTGACTGTCGCTAAACACGCCAACAACGACAGAGTAAGGCTAGCTATACGAAACGAACAGCTACCCAAGGGAACTACAGGTGCTAACTTACAGCAATTATATTGGAAGGCGCTTGATAACAAAAATCAAGGCAAAAAAGTCACAGAAAAACAACAGCAGGCTTTAGATTTCTTTGAGGACGCCAAGACTATACAGATGACTGACAGAGGTAACGGAATCTACACACTGCAGGACGTTACTAAATCAGCCGCGCAGGATCTAGGGGGCATGAACCAATTTCTAGCCATCGACGTAAATAAAGGAAGGGTATGGACGATGGGTTCAGACGGTCACGATATGTTTGGAGTCAACCCGCCGGGAGGCAACGAGCTTATCAACATCGTGCCAATCCACTCGTTTGACGTAGGAACAAGAAAGTCTTATCCTAAGTCGGGAGGAGTCGAGGTAAACCTAAGCCGCATAGAAGAGCTTACGGGTATGCCTAGGAACAAAGGAGAATCAGCTACTGCGTACCAGAAAAGGGTAATGAGAGACTACAAGGGTTCTGCAGAGCTTCAGGATTACCTAACCGTAGGTGAAAACGTAGTAGGCGCGGGTATGCTTACATCCGCTATAGCAGGAGATAGAGAAAATGAAAAAGAACGACGATAAGCACACAGTAGAGTACACCTCTATCGACTACCACAGTATGTGCCAGAAGTCAAAGGCTCGTATTAAGAAAATGCAGGATGAAGGAATACCTACGTCCCATGACCCGAAAGACAAGCCAGAGGACGTAGGCAAAAGGGAAGGTTACTCTATCTTCTTTATGTCATAACTCGCAGTTATTCCCTGTGCAGGCCAGTTGCTGTGATCCTTCAGTCATATCGCTGGCCTCTTCAATATCCCACGATATTTCTGTAGGGAACCCCTTCTTAAGCTCCTTCAGGGTAGCTTTATCCACAGGTTCATACGGGGCCTGCTGGTACGTGTGGTCTGAGTAAGGTAGGAAAGAAATTCCAGATACCTTGTCAAACTTGTTGTACAGCCACTGTCCCACCTCTAGAAACTCATCATCACGGTAGTAGCAGGTCATAGACGGCTTATGCTCACACCAGTAGTCCTGATATATCTCCCATAGCTCTAGCTGCTCCATAGCACCCATCTCTGAGGCTGTCACAGCGCCCTCAGGAGCCGCTATAGGGAAGGAGAATACCCGTGTACTAGGGGACATTAGATCGTCCTCCACAGGGACACCAGCGGCCTCTAGGACCCCGCAAAGTGGGTCACGAGAGTCTGCGCGGACTCGCCGAATATATTGACTGCTGTAGCGAGGGTGAATCCCACTAGCAGAATCGACCAACTGACTAACAGTACCGCTAGGCTTAATCGCAGTAATCGCGACAGAAGGGTTAATCCCAAGTTTCTTAGCCCATTGCTCGTTGGTAACGATAGCTTCATTACGCATCTCCGTTAGCCACTTCTTTAGTTTTGCCTTATCTTGACGCCCAGAGAGCAGAGGGTGATCCATGATACCCGTCAGGCTGACCCCTAAGAGCGCCTCCTCTTGCGTGTTAGTCTTCCAGATGTTACGCAGGTAGCGGAAGTCTGTCAGGGTAGCTTGTAGAGTTCCAAGTATTGTCGCAACACGTACTTTCCGTTTGAGGCTTGCGAGTGTATCGTCATGCCTGACAACAACCTCTGATAAATTGCAGAATTGATAGGGTCTGAGGATGATTTCGCTACACGGATTAGTTCCAAAATCAAAGGTAGCATCTCGTCTGCCGTTTTTTTCAGCTTGCTTTTGACTTGCCACTCGGCTAAAGACACCTCGTTCACCAGATCGTGATTCATATAGACTTGTCCATTCGTTTAAGAAAGCCTCAAAGTCAGGCTTCTCTGTGTAACACGCTGAGTTGTTCGCAAGCCCACGTTGCGGCTCATCTACCCACCACTGACCATGTTTACATCGTCGCAGTCTGTCATCTGTGAGGTTGCTGAGACTGATGAGGGCTGATCTTCTGACTCCTCCGACAACGACGATTTGAGCAATTTTGCAACAGAGATCGTGACATTCAATGGAGCTAAGTTTTCTTCCAGCCGCTTCCCGAAAAAGTGCCACAGTGAATCGGAATAAGTCGAGCAGAGGTTCTGGACCGCTTGCTCTACCTCCAAAAACTTTGAGCGCGGAACCCGCAGGTCGTACTCGGCTAACGTCCCATTGAGGAACTTGACCTGAATACAACAGCGATACCAACTCCCTAAACGATTTCGCCCATCCAATCTTTGAATCTGCCACATTAATAACTGTGTCTGTGTCATGGAACTCCTCCGCAACTTCCGGTAGTTTCTGTATGTACTGCCGTTCTACACTGAAGCCTACCCCTGTTCCGCATAGCAAGACGTACATCAGTTCATCAAAGGCTTTAGGGTGGTCGATAGGTAAGTAGGAGCAGTTAAAGCCCGCTACGTTGTCACGATCCAGTGCCTCTCCTGCTGTCATCAACGCCCTCATGCTGGGCATTACGTCTAGCTTGTGTATTGCGTCGTACATCTCAGACACATCAAAGTCGTTCAAAGCACCCCTGTCAGACCAGAAGTTGATGTATCTATTTACTGTCTCCTCCCAAGTCTCACGCCGCTTCTCTTCTGGCAGGTAACGTGCGTAGCGTGACTTGTGTATGTATTGTTGATATGCGTCCATCTATTCTGGTACTCCTTCTGTGATCCCTAGTGTCTCGTTTAGTATTGCGTGTGCGCTCATGTGCAGTAGCATAAACACACCATCAGGGTACTGTTCGTTAGAGGCTACTTCAAATACTCCACCGTCCTCGTACATCAAAACAATGGCCTTAACGTCCCTCTTTTCTTTTTCGTAGTCTGCCGCCTTTAGCGCAAAAGCTGCTAAGAACTCTTTGGTGGGTACGACCCCCTTGTCTTCTTTCTTTTTACCAAAGTCTCCCTCTATGACTTTCATAAGGCAATCTCCTTAATCAACCAATCCAGATAGACACGGGCCTTACGGAGATCCTCTAGGCCGTTCTTGTACTCGTAGCGCCAGAGGTACTTAAGGCAGTTTCCCTTGAGATAGCCCTTGTACTCTTGAGGGTGCATAGACGCCTTGATTGCTTCAATGGCTTCGATGGCTCCCTTGTTGTAGTGATCGGGCTGAGTCACGGGATTGTGTTGGTCCTGAGGATGAGCCAGTTTACCTGTGGCTGTCTTGCTTGCTTTGTTCCACTCTTCGGGAGTAGCGTCATCCAGAGATTTGTTGGCGTAGTCTGTCCACTCATTGCTCATAGATTTCTTCCTCCAAATCCTCTTGAAACTCGTCTAGTTTACGTAACAACTTATCTTCAAACCTGTCTAGTATTTCTTCAGATGAAATCTGTAGGGCTTCCAGTAGATCGTCGGGGTCATAAGTTTGCAACAGACGCTCCTTAATTTCGTCTAGTGTCAGAGACATAATCAACTAACTCCTTAAGAGTATCTATATTATACCATAAAATGTTGTGTTTGTCACACCATTGAGCCATAGTATTTTTGGTACTTTTGCTCACTTTCTGGTTAGGCTTCATAAGTATGAAGATAAGTTCTTGATTGCTTCCAAGGCAGTTAGCGATTGAGCGATACTTCTGGGTGTCTCCTGCTCTGAAATATCCTTTGCACTCAATGAGATACGACCGTCCGTTAAGTTCGTACACAAAGTCTGGGGTGTACTTGCGTTCGATCCTGTACGGGATCTGGTACGGTTCATAGTCAAAGCCAAATGGCTGTAATTGTGTTGCGACATCTCTTTCAAACTCCGATCTAAAGTTACCTATTTTGGATTTCCGCGACCTTCGGCTCATTGACCACCTCTGTTAAGTATCTGGGACCACTTGAGTACAGGAATGTTCTTACTCCGGGCCAGCAAGTATGCTTGTAAGGACAATAAGAACAACCGACTGCGAGCTTTTGATTTCCACTTTTGCCATCTGGTACGACTTTGTGGCAATGCTCTGGTGCTTCCGGTTGCTCTACTAGCTTTTTTACGCGTTCGATATGCTCCTCTATGTCGTAACCGATCTTCTCGTACACAGGAGCCTGCGTGTCCTCAGAGTCGTACATCAGGTACGTTAGATGCCCGTTCTGTTTGTCCATAGCTAACCAACCAAACGTACTCTGTCCTTCAGAATGTGCATACGCCTTAATTTGAGCAACGTATCCAAACGGATCATCAAAAGCCAAACTTCCGTCCTTGAATTTTTTAAACCCAAAAGTGGAAGTGCTTTTAACATCAGTGACAATACCGTCAATTTTACAGTCCATAGAGCCAGTGATGCCTCCCACCTCACATTTCTTTTGCTCATCTGTCACCTCGTGTCCTGAGACTCTGGTTAGAAACAAGAGCATCTCTTCAATAAGATGCCCGTACATAAACTTGACATACGTGTTAGGAGTCATCTCTTCCTGTACGTCAGGGTTATTCACAGCGTTCCACAGGTAGCGATCATCCCGCCCGATGTTTGACATTCGCAGCTTGCGTCCGTCCCGTTTCTCTGTGAACAGATTAGACATGAGGCGCTTGCAGTTCTCACCAAAGCGGTCTATCTCTTCGTATAGATCGACACCTTCGGGAACCTCTTTGTTAGAGACTACCTTGTAAATATCGTCTACCAGTGAGTATATTTCTTTCATGCGTGATGCTCCACAAAACGACACTTACGTGTGTCTGGGTTGAAGTGTACGTATCTGACATTGAGTTTCTTTTGGGTGTCTGTGCGTCCCTTTAGGTTTGTTCTCCTGTACGATTTAATGTCCAGAAACTTTATGTCACCTTCGGGGTCTACACAGATCATGTCTACAGGTCCAGTAGCACCCGCGTTGACGAACACCTCGTAGCCGTTGTCCCAGAGCCAAGTGACGGCATAAAACTCTGCAATGTCGCCTATCCTGTTACTGTCGGTTATCTTTTGCATCAGTGTGTCTCCGTCCATGTGTCTCCGATTTGGTACTCTCCGTCGAGCGGGCATCTGAGTTCAAAAGAAATGCCAGCCGCCTTGATGCACTCGACTGCGAGCCAGCCGTATTTCTCTGCTTGTTCAGTAGCCACCTCCGATTGTATCTCGTCATGCACGTTCCCCACGAATCTGTAGTCAATCTTGTGTTGTGTAGCGTAGTCATCCAGCAGTACCAGCGCACGTTTCATAATGATCGCACCAGCCGCCTGCAGGAGAGTGTTTAATGCACTATGCTCAGATCGGACCCAGAGCTTTCTTCCATCAAGTCCTCTGAGGTAGCCCTTCCTAGACGCCTGTCCAACTCGTTCTCGTAGAGTTTCAAGAGCAGGTGTATTTCGTAGAAAGCGTGTCCTAAGCTCATTGCCATCTCGCGCAGTTCCTCCGACGATGCTTCCAATTTTGGCGTCCCCTGCTCCGTAGAGGAAAGCGTAGATGAAAGTCTTTGCCTGAGGTCTTGTTGCAAGTCCTGCAGCAGTTTGATTTCTGGTGTGAATGTCGTCTCTAAGCAAGACATTTGTAAACTCCTCGTCGCCCATGTAGTGAGCGAGCATCCGTAGTTCTAGACCACTGGCATCAACACCAACCAGCTTCCGTCCTTCTGGTACAATCCAACAGTTGCGGCAGTCCTCTCCGTACTCAGAGTTCACTGAAGGAACCTGTGCCATGTTGGGGCTTTGGTGCGTCATACGTCCTGTGATAGCACCGTTAGTTGTGACCCTGCCGTGTACTCTGCCATCGTCCTGTACGTGTTCTATCCAAGAATTGACCTGTGCGTATCGCTTTTGGAGCAAGAGGTACTCCAAGACTTGTGCCGCTTCGGGTACATGACTATTCTCTTTAAGCGTCTTCTCATCAACCATCGGTTTGCCTGTCGGAGTGAGTTCCGTCCATACTGCGCCCTTAGCTGATAACCGTTCCGCAACCTGTTGCCGTGAACCAACATTGAATACAGTGACTTTATCCTTAAGCCGCTTACCTGTTTTCTCTGAGTATCGCTCCTCAACAATCGGCGGGAAAAGCGCCTGTAGATCACTTTCAATTTCATACATACGCTCCTTAAACTTGGCGCACAGTGTGTGGCACAATCGTTGATCCAGTAGCCACCCGTTGCGCTCCTGCTCCTGTATGATCCACTGTACCTCGTGTTCCAGATCAATACTGTCCTGAGAAAAGTCCTGTAGCTCTACCTGTAGCCTCTTGTACACAGCCTCAGTGACTTCGGTATCTCTGATGCAGTAGTCGATCATCTCAGGCGTAAGCTGGCTCCAATCACTGTGGTCGCCTTTAGCGTAACCCAAAATGTTTCCCCAGTTACGTAGAGAGTGACCACCAGAGCGACTAGGGTCTGCTAACCTAGACAATACTAGAGTGTCAACGACCATATCCCTAGGGAAAACAAAGTTCCAAAGACGCCTAACCACAGGCACATCAAAACCAATTCCGTTATGGAATACGAATTTAGCTTCCGCTTTACGTTGAACATAATCCTTGAAGTCCTGCTCATTACAAATTACCTCCGATTCTCCGTTGTGTCGGCAGACTGCACACCAGATAGTAGTGGCGTCTAGTCCGTCAGTTTCTATGTCACAGAAAACTAGATTCAAAACTCTGTCTCCGGTGGGTTAGGGTTAGCGCACTCGTGGATGCGTCCTGTAAACTTGTCGTACCGTAGCCAGCAAGCGGGGCCAGTTTCACCAGAGTACCGATTCTTTAGGATACGGACAGTAGTAGTGTTGCGTATGTCCTCATCCTGATTCTGCTGGTCGCGTTCCATTCCTATGAC